ATGTTGAGAGCAATTGAAGATTGCGATGGGGGACGGTTCGCGCATAGCCCAATGCTGCGCGGCTACAGCGTCGTCTATCGCGAGAATGAAGTGAACCATTGCCCCGGCTGCGGGCGTTCGCACTGGTATGTCGGGCGGCTTTCGGCGGAGTGTGGCTTCTGCGCTACGGCGATCCCGCTGTCCGAGGGGCGGCTCCAAGGGCTGGGCGGGCACAGCCGCAACTGGAAGCCGTTCGAGCTTTCGGAGCTGGCAGCTTGACCCAGAGGTGATCTGCGGGAAGGGAACTCTCACCAAACGGGTAAAAACAGCTTGACAGCGTCACGCTGATATGGCACTGTTAGGTCAGGCTGAGGAATTGTAGCTGGTTCCCAGGGGGGAGCAGCCGAGCAGCTTCAGGAAATCCGGAGAACAGCATGAGATGGTTCGGGCGCAAGGCCGAGCGGGTTGCCGCTCGGCCTTTTTTGTTGCGCGGCTGGGGTGGGGCGCTTGGGGAGCCGTGGCCCCGATCCTATGAGGCGCAGGTGCGGGAGGCGTTCCTGCAGAATCCGGTGGCGCAGCGGGCTGTGCGGCTGGTGGCGGAGGGGGTAGCCGGATCTCCGGTTTATGCGCTGGAAGGGAAGAAGAGCCCTCCGGCAAGCTCTGGGAGAGCGGCTTCGTTGGTCTTCGGGCCGCTGCTCGAGGCTATTGCCGTGCAGTTGCTGCTGCACGGAAACTCGTTCGTGCAGATCCTGCTCGATGCCGAGGGGGAGCCGGCCGAACTGTTCGCGCTTCGGCCGGAGCGGGTGAGCGTCGAAGCAGATGCGGCGGGGTGGCCGGCGGCTTACATCTACAAAGCGGGCGAGGCGAAGACACGGCTTGCGGCGCGGGACGGGCTCGGGCGGCCGTCGCTTGTGCATCTGAAGGCAATGCATCCACTGGACGACCATTATGGGCTCGGGTGTCTCGGCGCGGCGGCGGGAGCGGTGGCGATCCACAATGCGGCGACGAAGTGGAACAAGTCTCTGCTCGACAATGCGGCGCGGCCTTCGGGGGCATTGCTGTTCGACCCGGGCGACGGCGCGGCAATGTCGGCGGAGCAATATGAGCGGCTGAAAGCGGAGCTGGAGGCCGGGTTCCAGGGAGCGCAGAATGCGGGGCGGCCGATGCTGCTCGAGGGTGGGCTGAAATGGCAGGCGATGAGCCTCACCCCGGCGGACATGGACTTCGTGGGGCTGAAGGCGGCTGCGGCGCGGGAGATCGCATTGGCGTTCGGAGTGCCGCCGATGCTGCTCGGGCTGCCGGGCGATTCGACCTACGCCAATTATCGGGAAGCGAACCGGGCGCTTTGGCGGCTGACGATCCTGCCGCTGGCGGAGAAGATATTGAGCGGGATTTCGGCTGCGCTCGGCCCGTGGTGGCCGGGCGTGCGGCTGGCGCTGGATGTGGATCAGGTCACTGCGCTTTCGGAGGACCGGGAGCGGCTGTGGGCGCAGGTGAGCTCCGCCCAGTTTCTCAGCGATGCCGAGAAACGGGAGATGCTGGGTTTCGAGGCAGTCCCGTCATCGCGAGGCGCGTAGCGCGGTGGCGATCCAGCTTCTGGATTGCTTCGCGACGCTCGCAATGACGGCTTGAATGGGACTTCGACATGACAACAGACAATGCGGCGATGATGGCGCGGCTGATGGCTCAGGCGGAGGGGCAGGGGGCGGACCTCGTCACTCTTCGAGCCCTGATCGAGGAAGCGAGCGGGATTGGGGCCGAGCGGGCGCTTGGAGCGCTGGGCTTGCGGGAGCCGGGCGCTCGGCGGGACATGGACGAGCTGCGGGAGCTGCTGCAGGCATGGCGGGACGCCAAAAGATCGGCGCTTCGGGCGGTGATAAATTGGGCGGTGCGGATCGGGCTGGCTTTGCTGGTGGTGGCGATGGCCGTGAAGCTGGGGCTTATGGGGAAAACCGGATGAGATTCGCGGGCTATGCGGCGGTGTTCGACCGCGCGGATCGCGGAGGCGACGTGGTGCGGCCGGGCGCCTTTGCGCGGGCATTGAAGCGCGGTGCGGGCGCGGTGCCTTTGCTGTGGCAGCATGAGGCGGGGCGGCCGATCGGGCGGATCGAATATTTGCGGGAGGATAAGCGCGGGCTTCGGGTGATCGGGCGGCTGGTCGATGCGAAGGCGGCGGCATTGTTGAAGGATGGTGCGGTCGGGGGGCTCAGCTTCGGATACCGGGTGCGGGAGGCGAAGGGACAGCAGCCGCGGGAGCTGACGGACCTGGAATTGGTCGAGGTGAGCCTGGTGACCTTCCCGATGCAGCCCAAGGCGCGGGTGCATGCGGTGAGCGCTGAGTAGCAGCGCAATTCGAGAAAGAAGGAAGAAGCTGGATCCCGGATGAAGTCCGGGATGACGGCCGGGTGTGTGTGGTGATCAACGAGCGGGAGAGAGTGAATGTATGGAGTGAAGGCGGATCCGCTGGAAGCGTCGTTCGAGGCGCTGGAGCGGCAGGATGATGAGGTGGCACAGCTTCGCGAGGAGATGGCGGGGCTGAAGGCGAGGATGGATGCGCAGGCCGTTGTTGCGGCCCGGCCGGCACTGAGCGGGGCGAAGAGCGTGAACTCGCCGTTCGTCGACAATTATCTGCGCAAGGGCATGGAAGCGGGCGTCGAATTGAAGGCGCTTGCGGGGACTTCGGACGCCGCGGGAGGTTATGCGGTGCCGGAGGAAATCGATGCGCAAATCGACCGGACGCTGACGGCGATCTCGCCCATTCGAGCGATCGCCAACGTGGTGAAGGTTGGATCGGCGGGATATCGCAAGCTCGTGACTACCGGAGGAACTCCCGCCGGCTGGGTTGCGGAAGATGCGGGGCGGCCGGAGACGAATACGCCGAGCTTCATTGAAATCGCGCCTCCGTTCGGCGAGCTTTACGCCAATCCGGCGGCGAGCCAGGCGATGCTCGACGATGCGGCCTTCGATGTGGAGGCGTGGCTTGCGCAGGAGATCGCGACCGAATTCGCGCGGGCGGAAGGGGCGGCGTTCGTCTCAGGCTCCGGGGTTAACCGGCCGAAGGGGTTTCTTGCGGCTCCGACTTCAGCGCAGGCGGACGGGGCGCGGCCGTTCGGAACCTTGCAGTTCGTGACTGCGGGAGCGGCGGGCGGATTTGCTTCAAACAATCCGCAGGATCGGCTGATCGATCTCGTCCAGGCGCTTCGGCCGCCCTATCGGCAGGGGGCGGTGTTCGTCATGAATTCATCGACGGCGGCAAGAATCCGGAAGTTGAAGACGAGCGACGGGGCCTTCCTGTGGCAGCCCGGGCTGGTCTCGGGGCAGCCGGATACGTTGCTCGGCTATCCGCTCGTGGAGGCGGAGGACATGCCCGACGTTGCCGCGGACTCCCTTTCGATCGCCTTTGGGAATTTCAGGGCCGGCTATCTGATCGCGGAGCGAACGGAGACGCAGATCCTGCGCGACCCGTTCACGCACAAGCCGTTCGTGCATTTCTACGCGACGAAGCGGGTCGGCGGGCAGGTGTCCAACTCCGAAGCAATCAAGCTGATGAAGTTCAGCGCTTAAGAGCCCTCACCCCAACCCTCTCCCGCAAGCGGTAGAGGGCTTTTCTTGTGCGCCGTCTCGGTTCCCCTTGCCGAGGCGGCGCAGCCTTTTTGACGAGAGGAGGGCCAGATGGCCGATCAATTCTTTGCGTATGGCGACAGCGTCTCGGCGCCCGCGACGCGGGCGGTGGCGGTGGTGCCGAATGATGTGGATGCGCTGGCAGACATTCCCAAGGCGCTGTTCGTCGGAACCGGCGGGACCGTCACGATGCGCGGGTCCGGCGGCGGCCCGGACCAGCTTTGGAAGAACGTCCCGGACGGCGCGGTCCTTCCGTTTCGAGCGCAATATGTTCGCGCGACCGGGACCAGCGCGGCCGACATCCTGGCGCTTTACTGATGAGCGGGTTCGGCTTCGGGATCGGTGTGGCGGCGGGGCTGTTGCGGCCGAGAGCTCCAGAAGGCCTAGAAACGCTCTTTGCGGCCGGCTTCAAGGGTGCCTGGTACGATCCTTCGGATCTGACGTCCATGCGGCAGGACAGCGCGGGGAGCATCGCCGCGGCAAGGGACGCTCCGGTCGGTTTGCTGCTCGATAAATCCGGCAACGGCTTGCACCTCGTGCAGAGCTCCGCAGCGAGACGGCCGATGCTGCGGAGCGACGGCACGCGCCATTTTCTGGAATTCGACGGCGTGGACGAGGTGCTTGTGCGCAGCGGCTCCCTCGTGGCGTCGGACGGTAGCGTCACTTGCGTTGCCGCAGTGCGCCTGACCGCCGCCGGTAACTTTCCTTACGTCACCGGGAACACGGCGGATCACGGCTTCAACATGCTCTACAGCAGCAACACGCGGCAGCCGCGCACCTATGTGACGACGACAGGGGGCGTGGTCGCCGGGATCAGCGGGATCGCAGTTCCCAACGGAGCCGACCATAGCTTGCGGCAGGTGCTCGACCGTCCAGGGCTGAGAGTGCGGCTCTTCGAAAACGGCGTCGAACGGCTGTCGCTCCCGGGGATCGACTCCGATCTGACGGAGGGAGCGGAGACCTATCTCGGCGGGCATATCGGATCCGGAGTTTATTTTCCCGGCCGCATCTACGGCTTCTTTATCGTCTCCCGGCTGCTGAGCCAGGCGGAAACTGGAAGGCTGGAAAGCTTCATCGCGGCGAGAGCGGGGATCGCGACATGATATCGGCGGAGGCGATGGGTGTAGGCGCGGCGGCGGTCGCGGAGGCCAAGGCTTACCTGCGGGTCGAGACCGCGGACGAGGATGCGCTGATCGAGCGGCTGCTCGAAAGCGCGGCAGAGCTGTGCGAGCAGTTCACGCGGCAGACGCTGGTCGCGCGCAACCTTATCGAGACGATCGGGGCGAGCTCGGCATGGGCTCGGCTGGGGGCGACGCCGGTGATTTCCATTGTGGCGGTGGAAGGACTGCTCCCGGACGGAGCCGTCTTGCCGATCGCGGCCGGACAGCATGCGGTGGACGTCGACGCAAATGGCGACGGCTGGGTGCGGGTGATGAGCGCGGGTGACGCTCGGCGGGTGCGGGTGACGTATCGGGCGGGAATCGCTTCGCAGTGGGCGGGGCTGCCGGAGGCTCTGCGTCAGGGAATCGTCCGGTTGGCGGCACATTTCTACACACATAGGGCCGCGTCCGAGGACGACGGGCCGCCGGCGGCCGTGACGGCCTTGTGGCGGCCGTGGCGGCGGATGCGGCTGGGCTAGAGGAGGCAAAGATGTTCGAGCGGATCACGCGCCGCGCCGGCAGGTTCGCCGAGCGGCGAGCGACGGTGCGGGCGGCGGAACTGGCGGGGCGGCTGGGCGGCGTTGCACGCGGCATCAAAGTCGAGGCGGTGCAGGATGGGGTACGGCTTTCGGGCCGCGGGCTTCGGCGGCGTCTCGCGCTGGAGCCGGCGCTGCGTTGGCTGACGGCGGCGCTGCGATGAGCGGGGGACAGCAGCTCCAGGCGGCGACCATCGCGGCGCTGCAAGCGGCGGCGCCGGGCATCGGAGGCGTTTATGACGGGCCGCCGCTGCAGGCTGCCTTTCCCTACGCAATCGTCGACGCGGGTCCGGAGAGCGACTGGGGGCACAAGGAAGGCATTGGACGCGAGGTCCGGCTTGCGGTGACGGTGCGGGACGAGGGGGAGCGGCCGGCGCGGCTGCACCGCCTGATGGCTGAGGCGGAGGCGGCGATGGACGGCCTCGGCCCTATTGAGGGCTGGTCCGTCGTGACGCTGAGGTTCGCGCGCAGCCGGGTCGTCCGGGAGACGCGCGGACCTTGGGCGGGTGTGATCGAATATCGGGCGCGGATGCTGGCTAAGGCAGCCGCGGATTGATCAAGGCTTGAGGGCTTCCGCGAGTGCCGCCTTGAAGTCTTCCTTTGCCGTGTTGCGGTAGTCGGTGATTTCTTCCGACATCGCTTTCTCGGCGGAGGCTCTCTTGATGCCCATGCCGACGTCCGCGCTGATCATGGTCGCCTTGAACGAGGATTCCTTGTCCCTGCAGGCCGAAGCGAGAGCGGCGTCGAAGGCCACCGCCTCCAGCTTCTTTTCGACCGACGAGATAACGACGTCCTTGAGGCAGCGGGCGTAGGCCTCGCGGCTCTGGGCGGCGCTGTTCGGCGCCGCGGCAAA